ATATGGGCATCAGATTATTTGATGTTACAAGGCAAAATTAAACGTGTGTTAGTTATATGCCCTCTATCTATTATGGATAGTGCATGGCGAAACGATCTGTTTGACTTTACCCCCCATAGAACCGTTGCTGTAGCATATGGCGAGGCAAATAAAAGAAAATCTATAATAGAACAAGGCACAGACTATGTTGTTATTAACTATGATGGTGTAGAAATAGTAGCTGATACAATTAAAAAAGGTGGTTTTGATTTAATAATAGTAGATGAAGCCACGCATTACAAAAATGCCCAAACAAGAAGATGGAAAGTATTAAATAAAATATTAGATGATAACACGTGGCTGTGGATGATGACAGGCACACCAGCCGCGCAGAGTCCAGTAGATGCTTACGGGCTTGCAAAGATGGTAAACCCTACGGCAGTTCCTAGATTTGGTGGGACATTCAGAGATATGGTTATGACTAAGATAACTAATTTTAAATGGATACCAAGAGAGTCTGCCACAAATACCGTGTTTAAAGTATTACAACCTGCGATTCGATTTACTAAAGAAGAATGTCTTGACTTACCGAGTATGACATATGTGAAGCGAGTCGTAGAACTTACTCGCCAGCAAAAGAAATACTACGAACAACTAAAAAAGAAATTAGTATTAGAAGTTACGGGCGAACAAGTCACTGCCATAAATGCTGCAGTGGGTATGAACAAGTTACTACAAATATCTGCAGGTGCAGTTTATACTGATGACGGTGCGACTTTGGAGTTTGATATAAAACATAGATATAAAGTGTTGCGAGAAGTCATCGACGAGTCAAGCCAAAAGGTTTTAGTATTTGTACCATTTAAACACACTATAAATATATTAACAGATAAACTACGCACAGACGGTATATCCACAGAGGTAATCCAGGGAAGTGTGAGTGCGCCAAACCGTACAAATATCTTTAAACAGTTTCAGGAAGCACCGAGCCCAAGGGTTCTGGTGATACAGCCAGCTTCCGCAGCACACGGTGTCACGTTAACAGCCGCTAATACAGTGGTTTGGTGGTCCCCCGTCAGTTCACTAGAAACTTATGCTCAAGCTAATGCTCGTGTACACAGGTCTGGACAGAAGCACAAGTGCACAGTTGTGCAGTTGCAGGGGTCTGACGTAGAAAGACACGTTTACAGACTATTAGATAACAGAATAAACATACACACAAAAATTACTGATCTTTACAAAGAAATACTTGACTAAGTTATATTTAGTAACTATATATAATGTATCAGCAACATAAGGGAGAATAATATGGCTGGAGACGACGCAGTATCGGTAGATAGATTGACTAAAGCGTTCATTAAGATAAGAACTGAACGTGCTAATATGTCCACCGAATTTAAAGAAAAAGATGCTGTTCTTGTTGCACAACAAGATAGGCTTCGACAAGCACTACTCGACTATTGCACAGAGCATAACGTTGAGAGTGCAAGAACTTCAGAGGGATCGTTTTTTAGAACGACTAAGACTAAGTTTTGGACAAGTGATTGGGAATCCATGTATGAATTTATTATGGAAAATAAAGTTCCCGAGTTCTTTGACAAACGTCTTAATCAGACTAACATAAAACAGTTCCTTGAAGATAACCCCGATCTGATGCCGAAAGGTTTAAACACAGATACGGAATATTCAATAGTAGTGAGGAAGAAATAATGACTGGAAAATACGTACCAATCGAAGATGTGGCTAAACACTTTTCTGTGTCCATATCTACAATCCGTGCATGGGTTCGTCAGAAAGACATACCACAAGATACTTACATAAAAATAGGTAGCACTTATAGGTTTTGTGTTGAAGATGTAGCAGATGCACTAAGTAAAGCAGAGAAGACAAGTAAAGAGCCTGCACAAATAGAAGCAGGGGAATTTAATTTAGACGACGACATGTAAGGGAGATTTAGAATGTCAAATAACTTAACTATGAATCATAATATCAATAACGTAACGGTCATGTGGCCTCGTATAAATCGCACTTACAAGTATGATAGTGCAGAGCAGAAATCTGTTCCTTGTAGTCCTCTTGATGAGGGTTCAGCTTATACACTACAATTTCGTATGACTGGAGATCAAGCTAAAAGTCTATATAAGCAAATGAAGTTGGCTTATGATTCAAAGAAAGAATCTAGTTGGGCAGAATTTGTTATGCCATTTAAGAAAGATGAAGATGGCACGTATACACATAAGACAAAGTTAAAAGGTTCTTATGGTATTGAAACTACAAGAAAGCCTATGCAGTATGATGCTAAAGGTAATAAGTTACCTGATGATTTTCTTTTAACTAATGGTAGTCTTGTAAACATAGCTGTTGTATTCGTACCATATAGTATGAGAGATAATGGTGTGTCTTTAAGACTAAGAGCTGTGCAAGTTATAGATCTTAAACCTATGAAAGAAGATAACCCATTTACCGCAGTTGAAGGTTTTGATGCAAACGCAGTATCAGGTGTAGAAGCTAATCCTTTTGAGGAAGAAGCCGAAGCTCTTGTCGAAGAACCCAAGAAAGTATCGAAGAAGCCTGCCCCTGCACCGAAAGAAGGCGCAGATGATTTAGCTTCTTTAGTTGATAACTGGGACGACTAACACCAAGACCTTACCACGACTAGGATAAAACCGAAAAAGGTGTGTACCGACACCTCTGTCGTGGTGACTCTCGGTTTTGGTGGATGATATGGAAACAAATACATTTTTAAAAAGTGTGTTAGCGGATGGTGACTTTTACTCTCTGTTAGCACTACGCCCTAGTGATAATGGTAAGATACAGAAGTTTTACCCTACCATAAGTCACTTAATTGAAGCATCACAAAATTTTGATGCCGAAGGATATGATGTTTACTTTGGATTAGGTACGGTAGAAAAAGACGGCTCTAGAAAAGCAGAAAACATAAAAGAATTTAAATCGTTTTTTCTTGATCTCGATTGTGGAGAAACTAAAGACTATGCAGATCAATCTGAGGCACTTAATGCGTTGCGTGAGTTCTGTAAGGTATTAAAATTACCTAACCCTCTAAAGATTAACTCGGGTAGAGGTGTGCATGTATACTGGAAATTGACTGAAGCAGTAGGTAAAGAGAATTGGTTGCCCGTTGCTACACGGTTGAAGACTATGTGTGTACAGCATAAATTGTTAGCAGACGTAGCCGTTACGGCGGATGTGTGTAGAGTATTGCGAGTGCCTACAACACATAATTATAAGACTGATCCTCCTACAGAGGTAACTTACTTTGGTGTTGATGTACCTAGTCCCGTAGATTTTGATGAGTTTTCAGAATTACTTGGTGTTGATCCGATACCAGTCCCTAACAAATACACACCCACGGACGGTGTTGTTTCTTTAGATTCTATACTAAGTAATAAAGAATCTGTGTTTGCGGATATAATAAAAAAGACAAAAGCAGGTAAAGGTTGTGCTCAGATAAAGAATATAATTAAGAATCAACAAAGTATTAGTGAACCGTTATGGAGAGCAGGTTTATCTATTGCAAAGTTTTGTATTGACGGAGAGCAAGCAATACACGTTGTGTCAAGACATCATCCTGATTATTCAGAAGAAGAAACAAAAAAGAAGACCGACGCAATAAAAGGACCATATCTGTGTAACACATTTGATGAATACAACACTGACGTTTGCAATGAATGTCCTCATTGGGGCAAGATAAAATCTCCTATAATTTTAGGGCAAAGAATAAAAGAGGCGACAGAAGCAGATAACATAGTAGAAGCCCCTGCAGTTAATCTACCGAACTCTCCTACAAACACATATGTAATACCCGTATACCCTAAACCATATTTTAGAGGTGCAAATGGAGGTGTGTATATAAGAACTCGTAACGCAGAGGGAGACCCCGATGAGAAGATTATATATCATAACGACTTATACGTTGTTAGGAGATTACGAGACATAGAAGTTGGTGAGGCAGTTGTTATGAGACTGCACTTACCTAAAGATGGGGTAAGAGAATTTACTTTACCTCTAACCGCTGTTACATCTAGAGATGACTTTCGTAAGCAGATGTCTATGCAAGGTGTAGCAGTTACAAAGATGGATGAAATTATGCAATATACAACAACATGGGTTAATGAATTGCAAGCTAATAGTGTAGCAGATCAAGCACACAGACAGTTTGGATGGACAGACGATGACTGCAAATCTTTTATAGTAGGCAGTCAAGAAATATTTAAAGACAAGGTAGCGTTTAATCCTCCCTCTATACAGACAACAGGGTTGTTTCCTTCTTTTGAACCACGTGGCACAATGGAAGAATGGAAAAAAGCTATAAATTTTTATAATAGAGATGGGTTTGAGTTACATCAATTCGTGGTCGGAACATCTTTTGGTTCCCCGTTAATGCAGTTTTTACCTATAAACTGTGCAGGATTACACCTATATAGTAAGGAATCGGGTGTTGGTAAAACTACTGCTATGGCGGCAGGGGTATCTGTTTGGGGTAGACCCGAGGACTTAATAATACATGAACGAGATACGTTTAATACTAAGATGAATAGAGGTGAAGTATATCACAACCTACCACTATATATGGATGAGTTAACCAATACGAGTAGTAGAGAATTAAGTAATATAGCTTATCAACTAACGGGTGGTAGACAACGAGGTCGTATGACTAGTGGTAGCAATACCGAAAGACATAGAGGTGAAGCGTGGAGATTGCTTGCCGTTACTACAGGTAACACAAGTATAATTGAACGTATAAGTATGACAAAAGCTATGCCAAAAGCAGAGGCTCAAAGAATACTAGAGTGTCGTGTTAAGAAGATACATTTTGAAACTAAAGAAGAAACAGATATATTTAGTGCGGCTATACAAGAAAACTATGGACATGCAGGTAAAGAGTACGTTCAGTATATTATGAATAACATAGAGGCTGTTAAGAAGTTACTGAGTAATGTACAACAGCGTGTGGATGAAATGGCAGGTCTTACAGCAGAAAATAGATTTTGGTCTGTGTTAGTGTCGGCAACAGTTACTGGACTTCTAATAGCAAAGAAGATAGAGCTAATTGACTATGATTGTGTGAAAGTATTTAACTGGGGTATTGCACAGTTAAAAGAAAATAAACGTCAAGTAGAGGATATGAACGTATCAGTTGAAGAAGTACTCAATGATTTTATACATGAGCATTGGAGTAATGTGTTGTGGATAAAAAGCACTGATGATCTACGTAAGCAACATGACATTGACAATGACTCTTTAATAATACCCGAAGCAGTGCCTAGAGGTAAGTTAGTCGCACGATACGAAACGGACTTAAAACGTGTGTATCTCTTACCAAAACCTTTAAGAATGTGGTGTGGGGAACAACAGATAAACTATAACTCGTTTGTACATGACCTTCAAACAAAGCTAGGCGCTACTAAGTCTAAGATGAGGTTGAGTAAAGGTACACATATGAGTCTACCTGTAGCCCACGTTATAGTTGTAGATTGTTCTATAGAGAGAAAAAATGACGATACTAAAGACTTATGATCTAAGCCCTGATGGGATTCGTATAATAGTTAACTGGGAGAGCATGGTAATAGGTTCCTCTGTGTTTATACTCTCAGTTAACACCCAGGAGGCACTTACACAAATTAAGAAGATTATGAATCTTAAAGGCTGGGAGTATCAGATGCAAATACGTGTAGAGGACGAGAAGCTAGGTGTGCGTGTTTGGCGACTTACTTAATCTTCATACGCAGACGCTGGAGACCACTCGCTTCTTTGTG